CCAAAAACGTAGACGCTTCTAAACCGTTGGAAATCACATTGAATTTCTCCGAAAAAGAAACGCTCGATCAAATGAATTTCGATCTGTTCGTATCCAAAAATAACGGAATCGGCGCTTTTGAAATTCAGGCGCTTTCTGACGGAACATATCGAACTGTGTATGAAGGAACAAAAATGGGAAATATCGACGACAAAGTCGGCGATATCGACGGCGGAAGCGGCGGATATCACGCTTATTACTTCGCCGAATTTCCCGAAACAACGACAGAATCCGTAAAGGTAATATTAAAACCGGGATTCTTAGGCGAACCGTCTCTATATGAAATAGCGCCTCTTTACACAGGCGTACAGGCAGACGGCGCCGGAGATACGTCAGAATTAGAAAAAATGATACGTTCGGCAGAAGAAGCCGACAGAACTGCCGACCATTATGTAAACGCGCCGCAAACATTAAAAACCGCGTTTGAAGAAAGTATTTCAGACGGGAAAGAACAACTGAAAGCATCGCAGGATATTATTGATTCCCGTACCGAATTTTTATCTGACAGATATCACCGTCTCGGATTCGGAACGACAGATAAGTCAAAATTAAACTCGCTGATCACAAAAGCAGAACAGGAACTAAACGGAAACTATACAAACGATTCTTTATACCAACTGAAAAAAGTTCTCTCAGACGCTAAGAAAACAGCCGATGACGAAAACGTAAAACAACCAGCCGTCGATCAAATGACAGAAAAACTACAGGCAGCATTAAACAGTCTCGAACAAGGCGGTTTTTCCGAAACATCCATCCCGGCAGGAGATCTGCAAGGTTCCGGAAAGTGGATCCAGGCAGGAGATTTCAAAGCAACAGAAGCAGATGATGCGGGGCCTCTGACTTATAAATTCAACGGAAATTCGATACAAGTTTCCACGGTCAAAGGAGATGATCACGGCGTTATCCGGGTGACGATCCTAGATCAAAACGAGAAACAGATCTGCCGAGAAGAAATTGATACATATGCCGAAAAACGCATAGAGGGCGCCGAACTGATACAGAAAGACTTTCCGGAGGGCAGCTACACAATTCAATTTGAACGTGTCGGAAAAAGTCCAAACGGATCACCGGAAAAAAGAGGATGGGTCGAAGTCGGAACACTGAAGATCCGTACAGAAAAGAAAGAAATCGTAGACCGAAGCCAATTGGAAGAAGAACTGACGATCTGCGACGGGCTGAATAAAGACAAATACACAGAAGAAAGCTGGAACAAATTACAAAAGGCAGTCAACAGCGCCAGAGAACTCCTAAACAAAAAGGATGAAGAAACGTGTACTTCCGAAATGAATGATAAGGCAAATGAAGTTCGGAATGCAAGAAATAGTCTTCAGGAGATAAAAGTTGATACGTCCGCATTAAACGACGCGTTAAAAGCCGCAAAATCCATTTCCCGGGAAGGATATACGGAAGAAAGTTTTGAAGCATTAACACAAAGCATTTTAGAGGCAGAAGCTTTATTAAACGGCACATATACCCAAAAAGAAGTCGATGAAAAAACCGCCGTTTTAATACAGCGTATGAAGGATCTACGCGCAGATAAAACTTTGCTTCAGGAAAAATATAACAAAATAAAAGATATGACTCAAGGCAACGCAACAGATGCTTCCTGGAATGATTTCACCAGACTTCGAGAGCTTGCAAATGCGATCTTAACCGATCCAAACGCAACGCCTGCGGAAGTATCCGATATACTGAATCAATTAAATACATTTGAATTCGCATACAAAGATGATCCTGATGAGGGCGGAAATAAAGACCCACAAGAACCACTCGAGCCGCAAAACCCACAAAATCCCAATAGCGGAAATCAGGGAAATACAAACACTTCACATGCGGATACCAGTGTAAAAACAGGAGACAGCACACCTCTTTTGCTTCCTCTTGCCACAATGTGCAGCATCATAGGATTGCTTTATATAATGCACAAAAAACGAAAACTCGGATAAAACATTTTATCCGTCAAGATCTCGGATAAATCCGGATTTTGGCTCATTACCGTAACAAAAAAGCCGTGACCTCTGATTACTCAAAGGTTACGGCTTTTGTAGTGCGGATGACAGGAATCGAACCTGATTCGGTATTGTATAGTGTGATATCTATTTGAATAACAGGCTATGCAAATACCCATTTTATAAGATTTTTTCAGTGTCCCTTACCTATGCTTTGTATATTGTTTTATTCAGTTTTACAACATTTTGTAGAACTATGCAACACGAAATGCAACACAAAAAAACAACAAAGATGATACAATATTTCACCCCGGAGCTGATCCTCCGGGGTAAATTTATTATTTTACTCGGATCTTTTGTCCCGCATAAATCAAGTTCGGATTAACAATCCCGTTCAGGTCTGCAAGATGCTGATACGTTGTACCATACTTAGTAGCAATTCCAGATAATGTGTCCCCGGACTGCACTGTGTAATAGACTGCGCCGCCGGAAGAAACATCAATCCTGTTCTGCACCTCGTTGTACCGATTTCCAAGTGCTGCTTTTCTTGTGTCTCCATTTCCATATTTTCCCGCATAAACTTCTTTCACAAGTGTATCTACGGAGGCAGATGCAATATAGTTAATCATATTCTGCACCTCATTATACCGATTTCCTAGAGCATTTTTTCTAGCGTCTCCGTCTCCATATTTTCCCTGCATAACCCCAACAACAAGATCAAGCGTAGATCCAGATGGTGCTACTGCCGGCGGCGTCGGTTTTATATCCCCTCCTGTAATTTCTGCTGGATAATCTCTATAACAATGATTCATATCCACGTTTCCGGAAATTCCCGGAACAGATCCGCCTGACGTATACTGCCAGATATCATATGTGCCCTGATATGTACAGACCGAATTATACTGTGCCACCCATTTTACAAACCGCTCCAACCCCACAAGATAGTTTGTCCACCAATTTGTATTGGCGTAAACTCCGCACAAGTATCCAGCGTTTTCGATAATGTCTCCGAAGATATTTGCTCTTTGTATTGCTCCTGTTTCCGTTCCGGCCTGCTCCAAATCTAAATAAATTGGGTACGAAAGTTTATATCCGTTTACCAATCTAAGGACGTGTTCCGCTTCGCTTCTCGCCTGTGCGTCACTTGTCGCGTAGGAATAGATATATACTCCGAACGGAATCCCAAGTCTTGTACATTCATCTGCATTTCTTTTCCACTGCTTATCATCTTGACTCGCAATATTATCTCCATATCCGCATCGTAAGATTGCCCCATCGATATGTCCTTTTACTGCATCCCAGTTAATAGTTCCTTGATGTTCGCTCACATCGATTACTCTTAAATTTGCCATGTTCTTCTCCTTTCTTCCGGCATTTGCACCGGCGCAAAAGAGGACGATCACTCGCCCTCTGAATCTCCATCTTTATTTACGACCTTGTCTGCAACCTCTAAACCTTTAATCAATATAATCGGCACGTTAA